GTGCTAAGACAGCTAACATTACTGGTCTTGAAGCGGCTTCAACCAAGGTGTACGGCAACAACCGCGTTGTTGATTTACAGCACACAAAAGGCGATTCTTCAGTGGCTTTGGATTTTAATGCTTTGCCGCATGATATTTTGATGAAGATTTTGGGTCAAGTATCTGATGGTAAAGGTGGCTATACACAAGGCGACAAGCCAAAAGTCGCCATGTTGATTACAACAGATGCCCTTGCAGAAGATGGACAGGTTTATTTTGGTTTTCGTCAAGGCGAGATTATCAATCCTGACTTTAATAACGGGACTGATACGACAACGGATACACGGAATGATGACAACTTGACTTATTCACCATTGGACAATCCCGACTGGAATAATAATCCTGGTAAGCTTTGGTATTCAAACGAAACAGGCTTTACACAAGACATTATGTTAGCCGATGTATTTCAAGGTTATGTATCTCCCAGTAGCGGTCAGTAAGTTTGGTCTGACAATTGGTACTAATCAAATCCAAACTCAATCTTATACTGTTTATGAACCTACGATAAATCAGTATAACAACACTTCATACATTGATCCCAATGGTATTTATAAAATTCAGCCAGATATTGGTGACCCAATTTATATGTTGGGAACAACGGCAATCGATCAAGTTACCGATGAAAGTGGAAATATTATTTATAATCGAAATTTGTTCTTAAAAACCGCTGGATTAACAGCCCTTACAGCAAACGATTGGGTAACAATCGTTGATTCATCTACAATATATAATCCTTACATTAAAGAGCTTGGGAATATTAGCGGCCTAGTGATAAGTTGTATTGCAGATATTCCTGCTCAGGCAATAATTGGTCAACAAATTAATTTGCAAATGAAAGGACAAACTGCAGGAGCCGGTAATCAGGGATCCGATAGTTGGAACACCGTTATTGGTAGTCCAATTTATACGATTACGGCATCTGATTTGGCCATGCCAATTGAAATTAGTGGAGCTGTTTCCGTTGATACTGATAGTGGACATGCTGCTTACCAAGATTGGAATGATGCTTTGAGTCAGACGGCAGCTATTTATATCAGAAGTGATTCCAGCACAACGGGGATTCCTATATCTGAATTTAAATTGTCTGTTGGCTCTAATTCTGGCAATTGGTGTGTTGCCCCTGAAGATATTATTACAGTTCAATCCACTACTAGTGAGGGGGTACTTGCTTAATGGCACAAATAACCTTATGGTTCTCACCTAAAGAGGTCTTCTTACAACAGCGAGCAGCTGGCATGCTACAAACTGGCTTAAATGCTTATCTAGTTAATACGGCTTATTTTACAATTGACAAAGCTGTTAATAGTCTGGTTCTTAGTGATGAGAGCTTGAATTATTATCGTAATCTTTTGATTAAAAGCAAAGTAGAAGATGGCTCGTTAGCTTTTAAAGGCATGTCATCAACGACTTATAAACTTATGCATTGGTATTCGGTTACCGATCAATCAGCTATTACAGATGATAATCCGACAGGTCTTGTATCTAAGTATGATGTTTCTGATATAGCTACCGATGAGAATGGAGATGCTACTGTTTCTGTTGACCTAACTAGCGGCCAATGGAAAATAGCTGTTCAAGAAACGTCATATAGCTGTTCACCAGAAGATGTCTTAGGTGATGATTTTTACGGATAAGATTGTTTTATTCAAAAAATAAATAAAGCGAAGAAGGCTTAAAACTTCCTGATGGGTTGAGATGCCCGTTTTTTAATATGGAATATCCGAAAGGGTGTTCTTAAAGGCTATTCAACCATTCTCCGTTGGGTAGCCGTTAAGAGCATCTTTTTTTAATGCTCATAAGGAGAATAAAAAATGAAAATTAAATTAACAATCCCACAGTTAAAAAAGGAATTTACTTTTAAGGATTCAACAAAAAACATTAAGGCACTTTCGAAAATGATGCGTATGACTTTTCAAGCACAAATTGATGGTGCCAAGCCACAAGCGCCTGAACCAAAAACAGACGACATGACACCTGAACAAATTAATGAACTTGAAATTAAGCGTATTCAAGAAAAGATTGAGATTTCAGAACGCGAAGATAAGCAACTAGACCAATTGATTTCTGGTCTATCTGAATTATTTGGCTTAGATGAAAAAGAGAAAGACCAACTTGAAGAACTTTCACCAGTTGAGCTAGGCGAATTGTTAGGGCAAGCCCAGTTTAGAATTAACAACCCTCAAGTTACCCAAGAAGATTATGACGAAATTATAAGTTCTGGTAAAACAAAAAAATCAGTGCCCGAGAAGGGCTAATGAACGCAGGCAACCAACTGAACGATATTTTGCTTTTTGAAAAACAGTGTTTAGTTGAGTTGCATTTATCATTTTCAGATATTGAAAATGCAAGTTTTTACGATCTGATCGAAGTCTTCAATTCTCGTAAAGAAGACAAGATTATTGATCCGTTGGAATTATTTAAATCATTAAACAGTTAAGGAAAGGATAAGCATGGTAGATATAAGTAGAGAAGCAGCCAATAAGGTTTTGCTAGACACTGCCGAAGCGGTTCAATCGATTAAGTCTTTAAAGACTGAAATACAATCAAATACGGCCGCTTGGAAAGCAAACGAAGCAATCTTAAAACAGTCTGGTGATTCCTTAAAAGCTGCTCAAACTCGTTACGATGGCTTATCTGAAACTGTTAAAAAACAAAAGGACGTATTAAGTGGCTTAAAAACCGCCATGGAACAAGAAGCCCAAACGACTTCTAAAAATTCCGATCAATACCAAAAGCTACAAACTCAATACGACCGTGCGAACACAAAACTTGTTTCTTTAACCAACCAACAAGAAAAAGCCAAACAATCGCTTGATTATCAAGAGTCCGGAATATTGAAGCTCAATGATTCTATTAAGCAGTCCGTTTCAGTTACAAATTCTTACGTTTCTAGGTTGCAAGCTGAAGGTAAACAATCGGAAGCAACGAAAGCCCAGATCAGTGGTTTAAAGGATGAGCATTCCAAACTAAATGAACTTTACTCTAAGCAAAAGACTGAACTTGATAAATTAAAATCAGCTGAAGGCGATAACTCCGAAGCAATTGCTAAACAGACTATTCGTGTTAACGAAACAGCTACCAAGATGGCAAACGCCACGAATAAGGTTAAGGAATTGCGTGGCCAAACTGAAAAAAAATCTAGCGATGGCTTGTTTACTGGAATAACCAGCAAATTGGACACAATGAATGAGAAGACTGAAAAGGCTAATCATTTATTTTCTACAATCGTTGGTGCGCATTTAGTTGCCGCTGGAATAACTAACGCTTTTCAATCGATAACTAATCATATAAGAGACGCTATCGATGCCGGTCTTGATTACGATAAAGAACAGCAGAAAATGCAAGCCGTTTGGCTAACTTTAACTGGTAGTTCAGGCGCAGCCAACGCAATGGTTAAAACCATTAACGACTTGTCTGTTAAAACTGGGCAAGCTACTGATACTGTCAATGAACTAGAACAAGGCTTTTATCACTTGCACTCTAGTAAGACTGAATCAGATGAAATGACTAAGTCGATGTTGAACATGGCCGATGCCGTTGGCTTGAATTCTCAACAAATTCAATCAGTTACACAAGACATGGTTAACGGTTTGTCTCGTGGTAAAGCCAACGCCGGAATGTTGAATCAGATTTCACAATACTTCCCGATGTTTCGTGAAAACCTGGCTAAATATGAAAGTGATGTTCACAAAGGTACAAACATCACCGTTGCTGATTTAACTGCAATGGCTAGAGCCGGTAAGATTTCGGCTTCCGATATTGAAAACGTCTTCAATCAATTAGGTTCCGGGAAATACGATAAAGCTGCTGATAACATGCTTCAAACGATGGTCGGCATGGAACGAACTATTAAAGCTCGTGTCCCGGCCTTGATTGGTGATATTGAGAAACCGATCATGCAAGCTCAAAACCCGATTTACGGGGCTGTTTCCAAGTGGGTTTCTGAAAAGAAAGTCGATACCGAGTTCGCTAAAATTGGTGAATCGGCTGAAAAAGGTTTTAACACGATCACAAAGGCTTTTGCAAAGGCCTATAATCTTAAATCTGTCCCGGATACTTTAAATAACGGCTTAAACGGAATTGCAAAAGGCATCACGAACGTTTCTAATGATATTGCTAAAAACGCTCCTGAAATAGTTAATTTCTTTAAAATGACTAAGGAAATGGGCGGCGAAGGCTTTAGAGTTCTAATCGATTCTCTAGGCATTGCTAACACATTGCTTAAGCCTTTTATGGGATTGGTTGCTGACCACCCGCAAGCAGTTGCTAAAACAGCCGCAAGTATTTTTCTTTTATCAAAAGCTTTCGGAGCGGTTAACACCGGTATCGGGTTTGTTAATACTACTTTAAAGACCTTTGACAAGATCGGTGATGGGATTAAGTGGGCTGCTAAAGTCTTTGGCATTAAATCAGAAACAGCCGCCTTAAAAGAACAAAATAAAGTTCTTGCCGAAAACAATGATCTTTCATCAGCCGAAGGCAGTAGTTCTTTAGGAACCTCTTCGGCCAGTGGCAAAGTCTCAAAAGATGTTAATGAAGTCGAAGACGTTGCTAAGGATGGAAAAGTTGCCGAAGAAGCTGGTACAGTTGCCAAAGATGCCGGTACAGTTGCCAAAGACACTAGCAAAATAGGTCTTTTAGGCAAACTAGGAGGTTTAACTAAAGCCGGTAAGCTTTTAGCTGGCGGCACTGGAGTATTAGACCTAGTCGGCGCTTCTACTGATTTAATCGGCATGAATAAAAAGAATGTCGGTACTAAAACCGGTTCTTTTTCCGGAAACCTTGCCGGTGGAGCAGCCGGTGCAGCAATTGGAACGGCTATTTTGCCTGGTATCGGAACAGCTATCGGAGCCGGCATCGGTTCACTTGGTGGCGATAAATTAGGTGGAATGCTTGGCAAACAGATTCAAAAAGGTTTATCCAAGACTAAATTAAAACCACCTAAGATTAGTACAAAATCGGCTTATAGCAAGCTTGATAAAGAAGCCAAAGATTATTACGCAAAAAAACAAAAGCGTGATATAGACGATGTTAAGTTACTTTATAAAAACGGTGATCTAACCAAAGCAGAATATACAAAACGTTTACAAGACATTCAAAACGAAGGCAAGTTGGGCTCGAAGTTTGAAAAGATGAGCCAATCTGATCGAACTGCCGTAACTAAGTATTATGCTCAACAACGCCAGTCGCTTGAAGAAACTTGGAATAAAAAGATTAGTTCCACTAAAAGTAAGTGGAGTAAAAAAATTATTGCAGATGAGAACCGTTACGGGATAGATTCCGTACAGGTTCAAAAGGACGAAAAGAACAAGTCCAAAGCCGTTAAAGAAGAAGAACGTAAAGAAAAATCAGCTATTAATAAGCTGACTTTAAAAGATGCCACTTCTACAACGGTTGCCGAAGCAAAATTGCATACAACACTTGCGGGCAAGATTCAGTTATCTTCTAACAAGCAGTTAAGCATTATGCAGAATCTTACCAAAAATAAAGGTAAGTTATCCAATCAGCAACTTCAAACAGCCCTTAATAATTCTGAAAAAGATTACAAAGAGACTGTTAGTCTGGCTAATAAAAAAAGAGACGGTATATTTAAAGCTGCTTATAAGCAATACAACGATGTTACTAAAGCGGCTGAACGTCAAAGAAAAGAAACTACTAAAGCGGCTGAAGATCAATACAACGATACCGTTGCCGCTGCTAAAAGCCAATTTAAAGGTAATTCGAAGTGGGCTGAAACACAGCGTAAAGATGCCATTGATAAAGCTAAAGATCAGAAAGAAAAAACCGATCAATCAGCTTGGGATCAATATAACGGAGTTGTTTCTAAGGCACAAAAGCAGCAAAACGATACCGATGATGCCGCAAGAAAGCAACACGATACCACGATCAAACATGCTAGAGATCAAAAAGATCAGATCAAAAAGGCAGCAAGCGATCAATCACACGGTGTTATAACTCACGCTGTTAACCAGGCTAACGGTTCAATGAAAGCCAGCAGTAAACAAGGTGGTGGCTTACAAGGGATTTGGAAAGGAATTTCCGGGTTTTTCAACGGAATTGTTAAATTCTTTGGTCAAAAGGGAATTAAAACTAGCGACAAAGATTATAGCTATTCAGCGATGGACATGCCGGCTTATTCAGTTGGAACTAGCCATAATAGCGCTAAACGGGCGCTAGTTGGTGAAGCTGGCATTGAAGCCAGGTATCAACCTTATTCCGGCAAAGTCGATTTTGTTGGAACTCATGGCGCTCAAATAGTCGACCTCAATCCAGGCGATCATATCTTAAACGCTAAAGATACAGCAAAGTTGTTTAGTGGTGGCCTTGGCAAAACGATGCCAGGTTATGCGTCTGGAACTGATAGCCTTTCATCGTTTATTAGTTCTGTCGGTAAAGGTGCTTCGAATATTTTTGATAATATTTCCGATGCTGCCGAAAAGGTACTGTCTAAACTCACTGACCCTGTTAAAACTTTGGAAGGCATTGCGTCAAAAACCTTTAATATCAACTCAATTGAAGAAGTCGGTGACGCTGGTCACCAGATTTCTAAAGGCATGGTTGATAGTGGAGTTAAGAGCATTGGTAGTTTTCTTAGTAAGTTGGTTTCTGGATCGGATGAAGACGGTGGAGGACAACACGGAAACCCGACCGGTACAAGTGTGCTTCGCTGGACAGACGATGTCAAAAGAGCTTTAAAAGCTAACGGATTATCGACCAGCACTGAAATGGTCAACAAGGTATTGCGTCAGATTCAAACCGAATCCGGTGGCAATCCAACCGTTACTCAACATGGCTATACCGATGCGAATACGATTTCCGGTGATCTGGCTAAAGGCTTGATGCAGACGATTTCAGCTACGTTTAACGCCCACGCTTTTCCTGGCCATAAAGATATTTTTAACGGTTATGATAACTTGCTTGCGGCATTGTCTTATGCCAAAGGCCGTTACGGCTCAACTCTTTATTATTTGGGTCAGGGTCACGGCTATGCAAATGGTGGAATTGCCACCACACCTTCTATTTTTGGCGAAGATGGTATCGAAATGGCTGTCCCGCTGGGTCAGAACAAACGATCAAGGGCTGTTGAGTTATTAAAACAAGCCAATCAGATAACTGGTAATCAAGCGTTGGCGTCTGATAATTCCAAAGTTGAAACTTTACTGGGACAAAATAATCAGCTTATAAACGTGTTGACTAACGTTGTTGGTTCAATTCTGGGCGAAGTTAAAGCCGGTAATCAGAAATTAACACCTGGACAGCAAGCCACACTTACTAAAAACATTATCAGCATGATAGGAAGGAGTACAAACTGATGTTTAAACTAACAAACGCACGTGGTGAAACCGTTGATTTGAATACAAATAGTTTACGGGCTTATACTCCGACTGGTTTAGGACTAATTCTTAAAAATACCTATTCTGCTTATCAAAGTGCTTTTATAAAAACTCATACACAGATTGATGATCCAGCTTCTAATCCTTTTCAGGTTTATATCAAATTTGGCGATATTGAAAGTCAATCATATCAATCGTTTTATGACTTTGCCGAGTTCTTGGCTTACCAGCCTTATACGCTGGAATACGATACCGATGCCGGAAGCTGGTATCGTGATTGTAATTTGCAAAGTTTGAGCAAAACTGAGCTTGGTGGAAGTACGGTCGGAGCTTATGACCGATTAAACGAAGCTTTTGTATTGGAATTCTTTAACGCTTGGTACAACAATAAATCAGCCGTTTATGAAAGCTATGAT